CCTTGCTTGATAGTGATGCCATAGTTTTCCTCCTTATTCTCCGTTATCTATAACAGTGTTTCCTTCTGAAATCCACTGTTGAATTTTTTTGTAATCTGTATTTATTGGATCTAATGGAACTGATCTTTCTATATTGGTATTTTCGTAAGAAACTTGATAGCTAACAAATGTGCCACTTAAATTATAATTTTTTGTTACTGTTTTAATTTTCATATTTATATCTCCGATTCAAAAGCAAGATATGAACTTGCATTGTGTGTTCTTACATATCCTGCTTCTCCGCCAGTTCCACTTACTTGTGAAGCATTGTAACAATACATCGCATTCTGACTTCCTATTTCTAAAGCTATTGAATTAAAACTATCTGCTCCATTATTTCTATCTATTTTAAAATAATCAGTTGCGTTTGGGGAAACAACAGATGGAGTTCCTCTCATTGATACTGGAAAGTGGACAGCAATCCCTAAATAACTTCCACTATAATAAAAGCCAACTCCGATAGGTTTATTGGTTGCAACACTGTCAGTATGTAAATAATAGTATCTATAACATCTGTTTCTATTAACATCAAAAGGTAAAAACTCAAAATCAGATGCAGATGATCCAACTTCAAGCTGAACCCCAGTAAGTAACCATTCCTGATCGTTACTTGCATCGTATCTAAATATTCTTACTTCTAATCCAGTTGCAGAAGCATCTGTTACTGTAAAAGATGGAAAGGTAATTCTTGACCAGCTAGTAGTTATTGCTTGAGATGTTAAAGAACTTACTAATGTTAATCCACTAAAATTATCAGTTGAGTTTGCTCTATAAACTTCGCATGAAACATTTACTGTAGATGTGCCAGTATTTTTTACATAAGCTGATAAAGTGCAAGTTTGACCTAATGCTGGTAATACATTTTTACTTTCAATTCTTTGTGAACAAATTCCATAACCAGATGAACCACCAGTAGTTCCAGTTACTTCAAATGAGTTTGAAAATCTTGCATCTGGTGTATCTGTTTTTTGCTCTTGTTGAGTTCCAGTATTTAGTTGCCATCTATCAACTGTTTGATAACCTGTAGAGCTAGAAGTTGTTCC